AACGGTGAACGCTAAATGATATTTGCTGAAGAGGATTTGAACTCTTTGAATGCTATTGCTGGACTATTGGCTTCATTCGGGTGTGATAGTCAGGCTGGCTGTGTGCTTTATATTCAGCATAAAATTGCAAAGACCATGGAGGCCGACGAAAGGAAATGCAGAAATGAGAAATATGTCTAAGAAAACCTGGAAACTCCGGGTTTGGAATCACATGACCGAGATGCAGAAGTTGAATATTCTGCTGAAGCATGCTAAGGTTCCGCATACTTATGAACGTCGCTGGCCAGAGATGGACAGACCGGACTGTCAGGAATATCTCCCGGGCGGACGACACGATGGTGGTGAGCAAATCACTGCATATGATGCTGCTGGAAATCGTATCTGGGATGGCATTTGGGGTTGGGGTTCCTATGGCTTTGAACAGGGGCTTATCGAGGTGATGGGTAGGCAGGCACTTGGCCTTGATGATGTTGAGGGCTGGCTCACGGCTCGTCAGGTTACAAAGATGTGGAGGTGTAGAAATGCTGCGAAAAATCGTTGATTTCGCCAAAAAGATACTCTGGACAGAACCGATGGTTTCGACAGTCAACACGCTGAAAGATGCCATGCGGGACCTTGAGGTGGCCCGGAACCACTTTGAGAACTGCGATCCGGAGTTTATCACGGCTGCTATCTTCGAGCTGAACGCTGCGGAGAGCCGTCTGGATGCGGCGAGGAGGTGTGCGGGGTGAAGACGTTTTATTATCCGACTTACAAGTGCCGATTTTGCGAGCAGGAATTTAACGATGGGCATCCCTACTGTAATCTCGAAGATGCGAAGAACAATCTGGCCGGTCTGATGGCGTTCCGCCCAATTCATTATTGCGATGGTGGCCATATTGGCATTGGATATTTTACAGGTCTCGAAAGGGTTGATAAGGATGAATGATGTTTGGGAGAAGATCGGCCATATGCTGGGTCATATTCTGGCGGCAACGCTGGTTATTTGCGCATGGCTGATCATTATTGTGTTCACGCTGAAGGTGATCTGGTTCATTTTGTTCCGGATTCTGCTGTGAGGTGCGATATGATTGACCATGAAGAAGTTGTTGAGGCCATATGGAGGTACGACTGTCCTCGAATCGACATTGATGAGGATATTACGACGCTTTATGCGGATGGCAAACCCTTTGCGCAAGTTATTCACAGGGCTGACGGGTCGCGCGAGGACTTGTATTTTGAGGATTACGAGCTTCAAAAAGATATCCTGATCAAGCCGAACGCTACATTGCGTGATGTGGTCGAGCTTTGCATGAATGGTGACATTAGCTACGCAGATGCCCGTGAATGGTGCATGGAGAATGATATTTCACTTGGGCAGTTCGACAGGTGGCTTTATGGTGCGCTGAGAAAGTCTGATAACCCTGCCCGGGTGAAACCGAAAGAACCGTGGCCATATCGAGTGGTGGCGGGCATAAACCGGGTGCTGGAGATTCTGCTTAACTCGATTTTGGAGGATTTTATATGAGATGTTGTCCGGTATGCTATTCAAAAGTGAGGCCAACTGTATACGGAACAGCGACCACTGGGACAAGCCTGGAAATCAAGTATAAGATTCAGTGTCGGAATTGCGGATTTGGATGCGATAAAGCAGGCAGTGTCATAGTGCAATATGATGAAGAAACGATGAACCCAATAGCCGATGATCATGGCTTACGGAAACTTATTAGAGACTGGGATTCTATTTTGCGAGATCCTGATAGAGAAAGGCTGGCTGATATATGAAGTACACATTTTGGTTTGAGTGCACGGACAATGGTGGCGGGCATCAGGGTTTCGTGGTCAAAGCAGAAAATAAGCAGGAGGCTATCAAGAAGGGCATGGCGTTTGCAAAGAAACATGCTTCGGGTGATATCTGTGGGGATTGGGAGTGCAAAATGATATCGGAGTGGACAACATGAACAACGACTTCGGAGCACTTACGATACTTGCACCTAAATGCCAGAAGTGTCCGAAGGTGGAAACTTGCGACCATAAGCAACTGGCTCATCTCGGATACATTATCCCAATCGAGGATATTGGCATCAGTATGGTGGCCCAAAGAGGTAATGGAAAGAGCCTGCGGCAGCTTGAAATCATGGATTCATTGATGAAAAGGAGATTTAATTATGAAAATCGTTGAACCTAAGTACGAAATCCTCACTGATATTTCTGAGGGAGGCATTAAGGAGCTCCAGCAGATCGAGCGGGTGGCCCGGGTCTGCTACAAGAGCGAGGACAAGATCACGCCGGACGGTGAGTCGGCAAAGAAACTGGTAGGTTTTCTGGTGAAGCAGGGGCATGAGGCTATGCTGGAGCATTCGCAGCTGTCCGTGCTGTTTACCTGTGACCGGGCCATTGCCAATGAGTTGGCACGGCACCGTATTGCGAGCTTTGCGCAAGAGAGCACACGGTACTGCAACTACTCGAAGGAGAAGTTTGGCGGGGAGTTGACGTTTATCTGGCCTTCTTATATTCGTGGCGAGCAGTATTGTGAACTGAACGATAGCGAGGTTACGATCAAGAGTTCGTTCCTTGAAGCCATGACTTATGCCGAAAAGGACTACAAGCTTATGATCGCTAACGGCATGCGTCCCGAACAGGCCCGTTGTGTGCTGCCGCTGTGCTTGAAGACCGAGATCGTGGTGACGGCCAACTACCGTGAGTGGCGCAACATCTTCAAGCTGCGTACTCCTGTGGCGGCCCATCCTCAGATGCGGGAGCTCATGTGCCCGCTGCTGATGGAACTCCAGAAGAAGATCCCGGTGGTGTTCGATGATATTTACACGTACTGGCCTGCGGATGACCAGACACGGAAAGGAAGTATGGTGAAGTGATGCGAATTGTGCTGCTCGCAAGCATTATTTTGCAAGCTATCGCAATTGGAATGTCTTTTGCTGAGAACATCGGCGAAGAAAAACAGAGAATCATCAGATATACAGGATGGTTCTTGCTTTTGATTTACATGATATTTGGTTGAGGCGATTAACTATGAAAAATCGTATTATTTGCGTCGTTGCATGTATGATGATGCTCGTTGGCTGCATCGGGTTATGCAGTTGCGGAAACTATAGGGTGTTTGATACGACATTTACCTATTCCTGGGCACAGATTAAGTTGCCCGATGGAACTATTGTTCAAGGCAAAGTGGACAACTGGACTGACTACGAAGGCGATCAGCTGCAAATCACGATTGACGGTACCACATATCTGGTTCATGCAGCAAATGCTATTATGAAAACCTGAGTGGGAAAGGATGTGGTGATAAGAAATGCAGCAAAGAACGTATGATTTTCTCGCTAAGTTGAAAGTTCCCATGCTGACCTTCGGCGGGGAGCTGATGGGCGAGGCTGTGGAGATGGTCGTCGATGACTTGAACTCGCACCGATTTATGTCCATGAGGGATATCGAGGCATCGCTGGCAGATAAGTTCAATTGCAGCCCTGGTGTTGCGGATCGCCGGATGCGGTATGCATTGGATATGGCGGGATATCGCTCTGGTGGGGTTAATGTTGAGCTGGAGAATTTGAAGAGTACGTACGATATTAAGGTGCTGTCGCTGAAGAAATTCTTGTATGCGGCGGGGAGAAGTTTGATGACGGAGGTGAGTGTGGGTAATGACCGCGGGTGAATTTAACGAACTGGCCAAGCAGAGGAGAGTATGGGCTCATATCGTGGATAATTTTAGTGGTGAATACGGGCTGGTTGAGAAAATTTCCGGTTTGACGAACCAGTTTGTTAGGTTTCGGTTCAAAGGTAAGAAGTGCGATACGATCATCTCACCGGAGAATGTAATGTTTGAGATTGAGGATTAAATCTTTGTAACGCGAAAATTTCTTGATGCTTTATGAGATGAGTAGTCTCAAAATTATATTTTTGGAGGTTGAACTATTATGCAAAAAGAATGGTATAACTATTATCGCTATGTTGCTGGTGCAACGGGTGGAGGAATCGGAACTATTGTAGGCGTAGCTGTGGCTATCTGGGGCATTTATAAACTCGGTATGTACCACGGCGCTGACTGCGAAGTTGAGTATCTCGGCTACTTGTTCAATAAGCAACTTGGCGATGAACAATATGAACAGTGCAGAAAGGCAATCAATCGTCAAATAAACGAAGACTACGAGAAGGCAAAACAAAAATAAAGGCATTGAGCCGTGGAGAAATCTGCGGCTCTTATTTTTATTCACTCATAAATCAATTTGGAGGTTGAACATTATGGATGAAGTTAAATTTGCATGTGGTTCTGTACCTGTTAGGGTGGCAGCGAAAGTGTACGGGCGTGATTCTTCGTGGGTTCGTGCAGGCATCATCGCTGGTTGGTTGCCGATCGGTGAGGCGACGCGGAATGGTGTCAGGATCACGGATATCAAGCAGATGGACTCAAAGTATGGGAGGATCAGCTACTACATTTCCCCGAAGCTGCTGTATGAGCATACGGGGTATATGTGGGACGGCAAGAAGTAAGCGGTAAATAAAAAGGCCTCACATTCGTTGCTTGAGCGAGTGTGAGGTCTGATTTTTATGGTTTGGTGACACGAAAATTTCTTGGTGCTTTATGAGATGATTGGTCTCGAAATTATATTTTGGAGGTATGAACTATGAAAGACGAAACTAAAAGACTGATCGGACTGCTGTGGGCCAGCAAAGGGCATATGATTGTTGGCGGTGTGGTAGGCATTGCAGGAATTGCATTTGCAATGCGCGGAGCATACTGGGAAGGAGCACATGCTATGCTTGCTGGCTTGGGCAGAATTGATCCGGAGAAAACTAAGGAAATAGTTGCCGAAATGGAGTGTAAAGACTAACCCGACAACGGAGGCGTGGAGAAATCTGCGTCTCTTATTTATTTAACCAACGAGATACTGTGGATGGGGAAACTTGCAAGAGCGAAGCTATATCAATGCCCTTAACGCCGTTCTTGGCTAAGTCTCTAGCCAAAATTGATTTAGCAGTAGACACCCCTTGGGGAAGAACATACGTAGTGAAAATTTGTGTTCCTTCTTTAGTAATGATTTTCGTTTTCATCACACCGTTAGAAAAAACTGCTTTTGCAACTTTTGCCCCAGTTTTGTGGTTTGTTTTGAAGAAAACCTCAATGGCATCCCTTAAACTGGTTGGATTTATAACTCTTGCTAAACTAGAACCCATAATATCCTCCTATGTAACAGTTCTAATGGCGGCCAAGTGCATCGGATTACTGCTACCGGCCTTTACTGGCGTAAGTATACCATACCAAATCGTGAACAAACAATGATATGAAAGGTTAAAATTTTATGAAGTTGATTAAAAATAATATATTATGGGTTCGGCCGCCCTGATTTGCTTGACTATGGGCAGAGCACATGATATCCTTGATACATGACGAATAGGAGGTGCTTTTTATGGCACGGACGGTAAAATGCCCTGGCTGCGGTGCGGATCTTACGGTGAGAGATGACAACCGAGATTTCATGTTCTGCGAGTTTTGTGGAACTAAGGTTCGGCTCGATGACTATCAGGAGACGCATCGGTTTGTGGATGAAGCACGGATCCAAGAGTCCAAGGATGCGAAGGAACTTGAACTCAAGAAAATGGAGTTTGAGGAGCGGAAACGAAAGGAAGATCTGAAAAGTGCCTTTGCAATTATCAAGGTGTCATTAGGAATAACGCTTGGTGGACTGGGAATTTTAATGATAGGCGCAATTTTGGAAACACTTGGCGTTATTAAATGAACGATTTCTGCCCATTTTATTTTTCGCAATTTTTGGGATTTTTCGAGAAAACGTCAAAAAAGTGCCATTTTTGTGGCCAAAAACCCACTTTGTGGCCAAAAATTTATATAAAAATGGCCACAAAATTTAACGTAAATACGTTAAAAATACGCCGTTTGGCCAAAAACCCACTTTTTTCTTTAACTTACTTAAAAAAATGAAAAATATATATAGTAATAGAGGATAAAAAACGGGTTTTTGGCCACAGCGAGTTTTTACTTGTAAATGCGCGCCCAAGGGTGTATCATAGAACCATAGTGTACGAACGTAACGCTTCCGATTCTACGAGGTGAAAACCATGAGCTACATGGATGAGCTGGCAAGAAAATGGCGCGAACACGACCGCTCTTTTGAAGGGCGAGATGTTCTTCCGAATGGCGATGAGGTTTGGACTTATACCACACTAGAACTTGGTCTTCCAGTATTATGGCTGAAACACCCGGATGGCTCATTTGAGTATCGAGTGATTCACACTCCAGGTTATGATCAGGATACCGGTGAGCATTGGTGCTGGGAATGCCACAAGATGCTTGCACATTGCGGCGACATCTGGAAATGCAATCAATGCGGTAATGAGATTGAAAATCAAGATATTGATATCCTCTCATCGCCGACAGAAGAAGCCAGTTATCCAGATGATAATCTTGAGCCTGAGTCGGAATGGTTAGATTGATATTTGCATTTTATGCCTCTGCGCGAAAAAACGCAGGGGCTTTTTCTTTTGCTCTGAAAATTCCTAAAAATTCACATTTTTTCCTAAAAACTCACGCGAGAAAAACATCCCCTTTTATGGGGGAATAGAATGCGTCTCAGGATGCACTATTCCTCTTATTTTTGGAGGTTGTATCATGCTCGAAAACAAATTCAAGACAGGATTGATAAGGGAGCTGAAAGAACGCTTTCCTGGCTGCATGGTTGTCCATCTTGACCCAAACGAGATTCAGGGAATCCCCGATCTCTTGGTTCTCTACGGCACAACATGGGGTGCATTGGAGGGCAAGAAGTCAGCGAGTGCATCTCATCGTCCAAATCAGGACTATTACGTTCACCAGATGGACGAGATGAGTTTTGCGGCCTTTATCTATCCTGAAAACAAGGAGGAAGTTCTTAATGAACTGGCGAGATCATTCGAGGCTCACGGGGAAACATGCCCTCCTCGGAGCAAGTAACTACCATTGGTTGAACTATGACGCAGATAGATTGACCAATGCAGTTCTCAATTACCAGGCGAAGGAACGGGGAACACGGCTGCACGCATTTGCAGCAGAGTGCATTGATCTGAAGCAAAAACTGCCGAAGAACAAGAAAACCCTCAATACCTACGTGAACGATGCCATTGGTTTCCGCATGGATACCGAGCAGGTGCTGTATTACAGCGACAACTGCTATGGAACTGCGGATGCCATTTCGTTCAACGATGGGTTCCTTCGCATCCACGACTTAAAAACCGGAGCTGTTCCTGCACATATGGAGCAGCTCTATATTTATGCCGCTCTGTTCTGTCTGGAGTACGGATACCACCCGAAAGATATTCGGATGGAGCTCCGTATCTACCAGAACGATGAAGTTTGGGTCGAGAACCCCACTGAAGAGGAAATCAGCCCCGTCATCGCTAAAATCAAAGAGTTCGACCCGATCATCACTGATATTTTGTTAGGAGTGGCAGCATGAATCCGATTGAAAAAGACCTCCGTTCTTATTTTGGCATCACTTCCGAAAGCAATATCCTGGAGCACTATGGTACCAAGCGGCATTCTGGTCGCTATCCTTGGGGTTCCGGCGATAATCCGTATCAGCATTCCGGCGATTTCCTGTCTCGTGTGGAAGTTCTGAAGAAGAAAGGGCTGTCTGAGAAAGATATTCTGGAGAGCATTAATGACTCTCTTCCGAAAGAGTATCAGATGAGCCTGTCCGAATTCCGTGTGGCAAAGCGAACTGCCATTCATGAGCGGAAAACATCAGAATACGAGCAGATCCATAAGCTGAAAGACGAAGATCACCTTGGCTGGACTGAAATTGCCAACCAGCTTGGAATGAGCGAATCGAGCGTTCGATCCAAATATGCCGGAAATGCAGACAAAAAAGCGCAGCGTGCAAAAAACATCGCCGAAACTCTGAAAAAAGAAGTCGATAAAAAGGGAATGATCGATGTTTCGGAGGGCGCAAACTTTGCGTTGGGCGTAACTGATACTGAACTTCAGGATGCGGCATATACGTTAGAGGCCGAATACGGTTATAAGCGTTACGGCGTAGGCATTAAGCAACCGACAAACAATCGCCAGCAGACCAATATCATGGTGCTTGCGAAACCAGAGTTCGATCAGAAGTATGCCTACAATCATCAGGAACAGATCGATTCACTTGGCGATTATCATACAGATGATGGCGGCGAGACCTTCACGAAGCTTCAGCGCCCCTCTAGTCTGGATTCCAGTCGAGTTGCAATTCGTTATGGCGATGAAGGCGGTCTGGATAAAGACGGTGTCATGGAAATTCGCCGTGGTGTTCCTGACCTTGATCTCGGCAAGAGCCATTATGCGCAGGTTCGCATCCTTGTTGACGGCGACCATTATCTGAAGGGCATGGCAGTCTATTCTGATGATCTGCCGGATGGTGTGGACGTTATGTTCAACACCAATAAGCCTTCTGGCACGCCCAAGATGAAGGTCCTTAAAGAAGCAAAAGCGGATCCTGACAACCCGTTTGGCGCAGCTATCAAGGCCAACGGCCAGAGTATGTATATCGGTGATGACGGCAAAGAGCACCTCTCGCCGATCAACAAGCTGAAGGAGGAAGGCGACTGGGACACGATGTCTCGGAATGTCTCTTCTCAGTTCCTTTCCAAGCAGCCCAAGAAGCTGATTGAGAATCAGTTGAAGCTTACCGTTGCGGATTATCAGGCGCAGTATGACGAGATCATGCACTATGATAATCCTACGGTCAAAAAGAAGCTGCTCTACGATTTTGCTGATACCGTCGAAGGAACGTCCATGACCCTGAAAGCGTCTGCTTTCCCGGGCCAGTCCACGAAGGTTATCCTGCCAATCAATAAGATCAAGGAGACCGAGGCTTATTGCCCCACCTATGAGAATGGCACCAGGCTTGCACTGATCCGTTATCCCCATGCAGGTACCTTTGAGATTCCCATCGTGACTGTCAACAACAAGAATGTCAGCGGCAAGCGGAATCTCGGTGCAATTCAGGATGCAATCGGTATCAATGCAAAGGTTGCAGAGCGGCTGTCTGGTGCTGATTTCGATGGCGACACAGTCATGGCAATCCCGGTTACTGACAAAGTCAACATTAAGTCCACCCGTGCGCTGAAAGCATTGGAAGGATTTGATCCCAAGACCGCTTATGCAGTTCCTGAAGGCAATCCAAATAATGTCAGGTTGATGAAGAAAGAAGACAAGCAGCGCGAAATGGGCGTGATTTCCAACCTCATCACTGACATGACACTGCGTGGTGCCGACGAGGACGAGCTGGCACGTGCCGTTAAACACTCCATGGTCGTTATCGATGCTGAAAAACATAAGTTGGACTACAAGCGGTCTGAGCAGGAGAATGGCATTCCCGAGCTGAAGCAGAAGTGGCAGATTCGTGTGGATGAGGAAGGCGCTATACACTATGGTGGCGCATCCACGCTCCTGTCTCGCCGTAAGCAGACGGTTCGTGTACCCGAGCGCCGTGGTAGTATTCGAGTCGATAAGGAAACTGGTGAATACATCTACAAAGAAAGTGGACGTACCTTCGTTGACCCTAAGACGGGTAAGGAACGTAAGGCCGAGGACACGGTCAGTCTTATATCGGAGACCAAAGATGCGCGAACACTGTCTTCTGGTACTATTCAGGAGAACCTGTACGCGGACTTCTCTAACAAGTTGAAGGCTATGGCCAATCAGGCGCGCAAAGAGGCGGTAAATATGAAGGGACTTGAATACAGTCCTTCTGCCGCCAAGACCTATGCGCCTGAGGTTGCTTCTCTGAAAGAAAAGTATAACAACATGATCGCTAACAAGCCTAAAGAGCGCAAAGCAATGCTGATTGCGAACGCGAATATTAAGGCGAAGATTCAGGAACAGGGGCTTGATCCCAACATTTCGGAAGATAAGAAGGTAATCAAGAAGATCTCTTCTGTCGAGATGCAGCGTGCTCGCGATTCTGTTGGTGCAAGCGGACGCAAGTCCAAGGTTACCTTCACGGACAGAGAATGGGAAGCTGTTCAGGCTGGCGCAATTTCCGACAATATGTTGACGAAGTTCCTTAATTCGTCTGATTCTGACGAAATTGTAAAGCGTGCAATGCCGAAAGCAACGGCTACGTTGTCTTCTGCCAAATTGGCAAAGGCAAAAGCAATGCTCAATCTTGGCGCGTCATATGATGAGGTTGCCAAGGCATGCGGTGTGCCTAAATCTACGATTTACAGCGCACTCGACAAGTAACAATCTATTAAGAAAGAGGCTTTGAATAATGGTTCGGTGCTTTCTCACCACTTTTGATAACCCGTACAGTCCGTACGATGAGTTCGAGAAGTGGTATCAGTATGATATCGCACATGGCTACAACTCTTCCGGTTTGCTTATGAGGATCGCCGAGACCTCCTCTCAGTTCACGGACAATGAAAACGCCTATGAAATTGAGAAGGCAATCGACAAGATCGTTGCTGCCGACCCGATAAACATTTACAAGAAGCTCAAGATTACTGTGCCCGACGAGGACACGCTCGGCCAAACCGCGTAAACCATAGGGGGGGGTCTCAAAATCGACACCCCCTCTCAAATCGCGCCGGTCTGTGATATTTCCCCGGAGGGAAAATTGATATTTGGGCTTTAAGGCTCCGACAGCGAAAGCTGCCGATTATATTTGTGTAAACTCTCGATGCCTGTATCCACAGCAGGTGTTAAGATTTACAGTCATATGGACAATTGCCGAGGTTCTGGGGTGTAGACCGGGGCTTCGGCAGTTTTTGCAAGGGCTCATGGGATTAGTATCCTCCTATATATTTGGGTTCAGGGCTTTCACGATGTTCAACCTCCATTGGGCATGATCTGCTTTTTCTTCTCCTTTCAAATGAGACAGGCTTAATTGGTACTACTGCGACTCCCATGAACCCTTGCAAAAGCAAAATAAGAATGTGAAACGAGGTTATTGCAATGAAACCTAAGAAGTCTGCTCCGGGCGAAATGTCGGCTGCAACTTCGCGGCCTGCAAGAACCCCGGAAGCACAAGAAAACTATATGATCAACCTGGCGATGAAGCTGGTTGAGAAACGACTGCTGGAAGGTACGGCATCCAGCGCTGAGACGACCCATTTTCTGAAGCTGGCGACCTCTAAGAACGAGTTGGAGAAAACAAAGCTGGAAGAGGAAAACAAGCTGCTGCGGGCAAAGACTGAGACACTCCAGAATGCAAAGCACTCCGAGGAGATGTACGAGAAGGCCATTGCTGCCATGAAGAAATACAACGGCTTGGGAGAGGATGACGAGTATGACATTAATTGACGTTGCATTTGCCCTGAGCATGGTTGTGATGATTATTTTCGTACCACTATTCTTTGCCGAGTGGATCGAGAAGCACACCCAGAGTTATGCGCTTGAGATATTTGCGCATTTCGGAATGCCTGCGCTACTGTGGTGTGTAATGTTGGTGCTATATGAATTGCTGCGTAAGAATGGGGTAGTTGGGTGAAATGTCAGTAACGAATATCCAGATGCTATTGGCTGTACTGTGGTTATGCAGTTTTGCAATCTTCATGGTGGCCGTATACTTGGGGGAGCATCCGGAAAATGCTGTAAGTACGACCATGCTGTATGTTCTCGGGGTACTGTCTGGGGTTATCGCACTCTGCGAGATACTGGAGTTGTTTGCATGAAAAGCTACACGGAACTTTGCACCCTGCCGACATACGAGGAGAGGCTGGAGTATTTACAGCTGCACGGGGAAGTGGGGAGAGATACCTTTGGGTTTGACCGATGGCTGAACCAGGACTTCTACCAATCGAGAGAGTGGCGGCAGTTCAGGGACAGGATCATTGCCCGGGACATGGGATGTGATCTGGGATGCAAAGACCACCCGATCATAGACTGGGTGCTGCGGGACGGAAAGCCGATTCGACCGAAGATCTCCATCCACCACATAAACCCCATAACAAAAAATGACATTCTCCAGCACAGCGAAAAGCTGCTTGATCCGGAGAACGCCATTTGTGTTTCGGCGGCAACGCACAAGGTGATCCATTATGGAACGGGAAAGGGCCCGAAGCTGCCGGACGGAGAAAGACGACCGGGCGACACCTGCCCATGGATAAAAACATGAATAAGTTACAAGAAGAAACTGACAATGGCTAAGGCGACAAAAAGCAAAACGACACCGACTTGGATGTACATTCCGTGATCGCCGAGAAAATCAAGAGTTCTTTCGAGAATATGCTTGGCTCTATCGATAAATTCGGTGACCGAAAATTCTGGAATATGGCGATTTACTATTTCTGCATAGGTGCGAAGTTCTTCGTTATCATCGTCTGAATCCGTTTGACGACTGCTTGGCTCATCAGATGAAGAATCATCGGGCTTGAATTGTGATCCGCAATAAGGACACTCGAGAAATGCACCGTGGTCATCCATTTTTACAGGAGCACCGCAGTTTGGACAGGTGTAAGACTGCATATATTGCCTCCGAAGTATAAGAAATACCGTTTGAGATAAGTATATCAATCCATATGTTGTATGTAAAGAAGAAAGTCTGATATCCAGTGGAGGAAATGAGTATGTACCAGAAAAAAGCATTTAACCGGAGAGAGCAGGACTACGCCATGGGGCTGCGGCGGAAGCTGGAAGAGGCGGAGGCGAGGCTCCAGCACCTTGCACCGAGCCGCGCGAGAAGCCTGGCGCTGACCAAGCTGGACGAAGCACTGCTCTGGGCGAACGTGGGCATTGCGGAAGCCGGACTCCAGCAGGGCTATACGGTTGCGCCGCGGAATAAGGGCTTTGACTTTGACGATGCTCTGGCGACAAATGTGGATGGGCAGCAGGTGCGGGCAGCACGGGCCAGGGATATTACGTTTGATGGGATGAAGATCACCCCGGACAGCGTGGAGAACCACAGTGCTCTGAAATCCGGGCTGGACACCATTGATCACCAGAAGCTGACCGATATTGTTGAAGCTGCTGCACAGAAAGAAGCGGCCATGGGCAAGGACGGCGCGCCCCACCATCTGGCCGAACTGGAACTACTGGCGAGGGCTCAGAAGGACTGGTACTACGCCATGATGAGCTACATTATGGGTGGCGACAGTGATGCCGAGGAGGAATCAAAATGAATTCGATCCTGACGAGCGTGAAGAAGCTGCTGGGCATTGCCGAGGAGTGCACCGACTTTGATGCGGACATCATCATGTACATCAACATGGCGCTGTTTGCACTGGTGCAGATGGGCGTGGGGCCCGGCGAGGGATACGCCATTTCCGGGAAAGAAAACGAATGGACGGAGTTCGTTGCCGACCCGGTGAAGGTGGAAGCGGTGAAGGCTTACGTGGCCGTGAAGGTACGGCTGCTGGGCTTTGACCCGCCCCAGAGCAGCACCACCATGGAAGCGCTGAAGAATACCGCCTCCGAGATGGAATGGCGGCTGAACGTGGAGCATGACAACACATGGGACGGACAGTAGCAGCGCGATGGGTGGAGCACTGGATGGAAACACCGGAGAAAAAGGACTGGTTTGGGCGAGTAACGCAGGATATCTGCAACGGATGCGCCCGACAGGGAACATGCGAATGCCCGGATGATATCCGATGCTTTTACACCCTGGACAAGCCCTTTTACCGGTCCAAAGCCTGAACGAGCGAAACGGAGCAAGACGAGGAACCAAAATGGCATTATCGAACACGGCCACGCCGATCTACTACGGCCGTTTTCGGGAGGCCGTGATGCGTGGCGAAATACCCGTATGCCGGGAGATTGCCATGGAGATGGAGCGGATCGACGACCTGATCGCCAACCCGGGCATCTACTATGACGACAAGGCGGTGAACGGCTTTATCTCCTTTTGCGAGGATGAGCTGACCCTGACCGACGGCACCGACGTGAAGCTGCTGGACAGTTTCAAGTTATGGGCCGAAGAGATCTTTGGGTGGTACTACTTTGTGGAACGAAGCGTCTTTGTGCCGAACGAGCGCGGAGGCGGCGGACACTACGAGACCCGGCGGCTGAAAAAGCGGCTGGTGACAAAGCAGTACCTCATCATTACCCGATCGGCCGCGAAGACCATGTATCTGGAGTTTTTGCAGGCGTACTTCCTGACGGCATACACCACCACGACCCAGCAGCTGACCACCGCCCCGACCATGAAACAGGCCGAGGAGGTTCTGGCACCCTTCCGCACCGCATTGGCGCGGGCAAAGGGGCCGGTATTCCAGTTTATGACCGAGGGCAGCCTGCAAAACACCACCGGCTCCAAAGCAGACCGGGTGAAGATGGCTTCCACCAAGAAGGGCATCGAGAACTTTTTGACCAACAGCCTGCTGGAAGTGCGCCCGATGACCATTGAGAAGCTGCAAGGACGGCGCGACACTGTGGCGACCGTGGACGAATGGCTCTCCTGCGACATCCGGGAAGACCCCATTGGTGCCATTGAACAGGGCGCGGCCAAGAACGAAAATTACCTCATCGTGGCGGCTTCCTCCGAGGGCACCGTGCGCAACGGCTGCGGCGATGACATCAAAATGGAGTTGATGAGCATCCTGAAAGGGGAGTACGTCAACCCCCATGTGTCCATCTGGTATTACAAGCTGGACTCCATTGAGGAAGTGGGTCAGCCGGAGATGTGGCTGAAGGCCAACCCGAACCTGGGCAAGACCGTGAGCTACGAGACCTACCAGCTGGACGTGGAGCGGGCGGAGAAATCCCCCAGCGCCCGGAACGATATCCTGGCCAAGCGCTTCAACCTGCCCATGGAGGGCTACACCTATTTCTTCCCTTACGAGGAGACCCTGTGCCACAGGAAGAGAAGTTTCTGGCAGATGCCTTGTGCCATGGGGGCGGACCTTTCCATGGGCGACGACTTTTGCGCCTTTACCTTCCTGTTCCCGCTGGCCAACGGATATTTCGGGGTCAAGACGAGGGACTACATCACATCCTACACCCTCAGCCAGCTTCCGGCTTCGAGACGGCAGCAGTATGAGGAATTTATGCGGGAAGGAACCCTGTTCGTGTTTGATGGCACGGTGCTGGACATGATGCAGGTGTACGATGACCTGGACAACTTTATCATGGAGAACGAGTACGACGTGCGGGCGTTTGGCTATGACCCCTACAACGCACAGGAGTTCGTGAAGCGCTGGGGCGATGAAAACAGCACCTTTGGCGTTGTGAAAGTGATCCAGGGCGCAAAGACCGAAAGCGTGCCGCTGGGTGAGCTGAAAAAGCTGAGCGAACAGCGGAAGCTGCTGTTTGACGAACAGCTGATGCAATTTGCCATGGGCAACTGCATTACGCTGGTGGACACCAACGGCAACCGGAAGCTCTACAAACAGCGGCAGGATCAGAAGATCGATGCCGTGGCGGCCATGATGGACGCTTACGTGGCGTGGAAACAGAACCGGGATGCGTTTGAGTAAAGGAATAAAATGAGAAGGGATGAATGTATTTGGCGCTGGAGAAATCCAGATGAGCTTTATCATTATGGTATCAAAGGCATGAAATGGGGCGTGCGGAGAACTCCGGCTCAGCTGGGACATAAACCCTATACAGATAAACCTGAACGTGCTAAAATAAACTCATCGGTATTACGAAGAGCTGTGCAAAAGGGTGAAGTTAGTCTTGCTATTCGGAAAAGCAAGCAATCGGAGCATGACCGTAATTCGCCTTTGTATAAGCAAGGCAAAAGCTACACCTATTTTAGTGCTGATAAAGCACAGCGCTATATTTTAAGGCTTCATGGAACAGGAACGCTGATCTCTTCAAATAAGGGTGAATGGGTAAAGAAAGAGCGTGTTCGATCTGACGAGCCAATTGGCGTATATGTTGATTTGGATGGCGCTGAACATGAAACCCATAACGCGCTCATTATTTATTCCAATAAGGGTACACATATTTATCCAGTAAGAGAGGATGTGACATCGTGAAACTGAGAGCTTATGAAGGAAAAAGAGTGACGGTAATCACTTCTGATGGAAAGAAATATTCTGGAGTGGTGACGGATTATATTTTTCCAGAGGATAATGAGCCTGAAGGAATCGAAAGCATCATTCTTGATGGTGAATTAGAGATTACTGGCCCTGAAATTGTTGCAATTAAATAAAGAAACATGATAGTGCATCAGCTTAACGGCTGGTGCATTTTTTTGTTTGCAAAGGAGGTGGAACATGACGGTATATAGCGATGAACTCTACCATTGGGGTATCAAAGGCATGAAATGGGGCGTGCGGCGCTACCAGAATAAGGATGGCACGCTTACTTCCGAGGGAAAGAAGCACTATGCGCAGGATCACGAAGACTATACACGCGCTCATACGAAGAAAAGCGTCCGTGAAATGAGCGACAGTGAGCTGAATGCGCGTATCAACCGATTGCAAAAAGAGCAGCAGTATAAACGGCTTACGGCTTCTCCCAGCAAGATCCAAAAAGCGATTAAAATTGCTGGGGCAACCGCCACGGCACTTGGGACTGTTACGACCCTTTACAACAATGGTTCTGCTGTGATGAAAATCGGTAAGAATATCGTTGAATCGGGTGCTTTCAAGAATGCGGTCGTCAGTGGAGCACTGGCTACAACGATGAAAGCACATGGCGCATGAGGAGGAAATATGTGGCAATGGAATGATGGAAGCATGGAGCTTTATCATTACGGCATTAAAGGCATGAAGTGGGGCGTACGCAAAAGCCGGGCTAAAGCCAACGGATCTACAAAAAGTCGAAAAAAGACATCTCAAAAGAATGATATTTTGACTGTATACAAGAATGAGAGAAAACGACAGGAACGCTTTTTGGCTACACAACGGGCAATCAGAGCAGGAGAATCCGTCGTGAATGGGTACCTCGCAAGAACAAATACAACCCTGAATGGAAAACCTCTTCGGGTGAATCATGCCGCGGTTGTTCTGGTTCAGAATATTCTCAACAGAAAGTATGCGGAGGATACCTTTTAATGAGCTCATCTGAAGAACTTTACCACCATGGAATCCTTGGTATGAAATGGGGCGTGCGGCGCTACCAGAATAAGGATGGCACCCTTACACCAAAAGGGAAGAAACGATATTCTGATGTGACAGAGCTGAAGTCAAAGAAGACAGGCGAAAAATTATATGTAGCCCAACGACAGGTCAAACAAGGCGATTCGGAACGAAACTTTGATGTTATTCAAAATGGCAGAAAAATCGGAAATGCCTGGCTGGAAGACCAAGGGGATAATTTGTACATTAACTGGATTGATATAAAGAAAACTGAACGAGGAAAAGGGTATGCCGATTCCGTGATGGGCTATATCGTGAAGTATGCTGATGAAAATGATTATAAAACACTATCACTAGAAGTTCCTGGAAGTAGTCCGGATGCCCGGCATATTTATGAAAAATACGGATTCAAAGCAGAATCATCCGAACAAAATCAAGATGATGTCTGGGATGGACTCACTGCAATGAAGAGGAGAAAGTAAATGGCATCACGACCCCTTGGCTCCAGACTGCGACATGCCTGGAATGCTTTTCTGAACCGGGACCCTCCCGGAAAAATTTATATTGGGGGAGGTTACAGCAACCGGCCCGACCGGGTACGGCTGAACCGAACCAATGACCGGACGATTATGACGGCCATCAACACCCGCATTGCAATGGATGCTGCGGCGATCACCATCAATCATGTAAGGCTCGATGAAAACGGACGCTATGACGAAACCGTTGATTCGGGCCTTAATTCTTGTCTGAACCTTTCCGGCAACAAAGACCAGACAGGCCGCTCTTTGCGGTTTGACCTGTTTCTTTCGATGCTGGACGAGGGTGTAGTAGCACTGGTGCCCATTGACACCAACTATGACACGAGGACAGGCAAGACCGAATTTGAATCCATGCGGGTCGGAAAGGTACTGGAGTGGTACCCGGATGATGTTCGGATGGAAGTTTACAACGACCGGACTGGCCTGAAGGAAGAGATTACCCTGCCGAAAGACAAGGTGGCGATCATCGAAAACCCGTTCTATGCCGTGATGAACGAGCCGAATGGAACGGTGCAGCGCCTGATCCGGAAACTGAACCTGATGGACGTGATCGACGAGCAGGTGGGCAGCGGCAAGCTCGACCTGATCATCCAGCTGCCCTACGTTGTGAAGGGCGAGACCCGGAAGAAACAGGCCGAAGAACGGCGGGCACAGATCGAACAGCAGCTCGCCGGTTCCAAATACGGCATTGCCTACACCGATGGCACGGAGCATATCACGCAGCTGAACCGCAGCCTCGAAAACAACCTTCTGAAGACCGTGGAATACCTGACCAACATGGCATACAGCCAGTTGGGTATCACCCCGGAGATCATGAACGGTACTGCTTCCGATGCTGTGATGACCAACTACGAGAACCGCACCATCGAACCCATTGTGGCGGCTGCCGTTGACGAGATCCGGCGAAAGTTCCTGACCGAGGACGACCGGGCGAACCGGGAATCCGTGATGTACTTCCGTGACCCGTTCAAGCTGACCCCTGTTTCCGCCGTTGCCGAAATGGCCGACAAGTTTACCCGCAACGAGATCATGACCTCCAACGAGTTCCGGCAGGCCATTGGCATGAAACCCAGTAAGGACCCCAAGGCAGATGAACTGCGGAATGCAAACATCAGCCAGAGCAGCGAGGAGATTGCGGCACAGAACAAAACAATCACGGCAGGGCGGGATGCCGTAGAGAGGAGTATTGCAAATCAAAATGGTTAATTTTGACTACGATTGCAGTGGCTGGGCGACGAAAGCGAACGTCCGGTGCTATGACGGGCTAGTGATCGCGCAGGATGCCTTTAAGGAGTGCAGCGGAAAGGTTGTGCCCATGGTGTACAACCACGACCACTCCAACGTGGACAACGTGATCGGCCACTGCCTGCTGGAGAACCGGCCCGGCGGCGTGTACTGCTATGCCAAATTCAACGACACCGATACCGGCAAGACCGCAAGACAGTGCGTGGAGAGCGGCGACCTGAGCGCCTTTTCCATTTTTGCCAACGGCCTGAAGAAGGTGGGCAGCACCGTGAAGCACGGCTTTATCCGGGAAGTGAGCCTGGTGCTGGCCGGATGCAACCCCGGTGCCCTGATCGACGAGGTGGTAAAGCACAGCGCCGATGAGGACTACGAGGGCGGCGAGGCCTTTATCTACAACGAGGACGGCCTGAGCCTGACCCACGGCATGGACCCCGAGGGCAACCCGCTGGAAGACCTTACACACAGTGCGGACAGCGGCGATGCCGTGACCGACGATGAAGCTACACAGGAGGAAGCCAAAATGGCGGACGAAAAGAACATGAACAAAGAAGAGACCGTTGAGGATGTGTTCAACACCCTGACGGAGAAGCAGAAAAATGTCGTATACGCGATCATTGGCTCTGTTATGCCCAGTAAAAAGGACGATGACGGTGAGGAGGACGATACCGTGAAGCAGAATGTTTTCGACAAGGATACCAACGCAACCGTGCTGAAGCACAGCATCGAAGAGATCAACAACGTGGTCAAGACCGCAAAGAGCCACGGCACCATGAAGGCTGCCTTTGAGGATGCCGGCATGGACAGTGACGAGCTGGCCCACAGCATCGACAACATCGACTGGCTGTTCCCTGAGGATCACCTGCTGGACACCACGCCCCGCATCATCGACAAGCCCGACGACTGGGTGAGCGTGGTCATGGGCGCTGTGCACCACATTCCTTTCAGCCGGTTCAAGAGCATGTTTGCCGACCTGACCGAGGAGGATGCCCGCGCCAAGGGTTACTTCAAGGGCAACTTCAAGAAGGAAGAGGTCTTTGGCCTGCTGCGCCGCTCTACCAGCCCCACCACCGTGTACAAGAAGCAGAAGCTGGACCGCGACGACGTGATCGACATTACAAGCTTTGACGTTGTGGCATGGCTGAAGCAGGAGATGCGCCTGAAGCTGAACCGTGAGCTGGCTCTGGCTTACCTGCTGGGCGACGGCCGTCTGGCTGCCTCCGAGGACAAGATCGACGAGAACTGCATCCGCCCTGTGTTCAACGACAGCGACCTGTTTACCATCAAGGTCCAGTGCAAGACCACCGGCCTGACCACCGTGGAGGACAAGTACAAGGCCCTGATCAAGCAGATCCTGCGCAGCCGCAAGGAGTACCGCGGCTCCGGCACCCCCACCCTGTTCACCACCGAGGACGCTCTGACCGAGATGCTCCTGCTGGAGGACGGCATCGGCCACCCGCTGTACGCTGACGAGGCTGCTCTGGCCCGCAAGCTGCGTGTGAAGAACATTGTGACCATTCCCGAGATGGAGGGCCGCAAGGGTGCCAAGGGCGGTGACCTGGTCTGCCTGATCGTGAACCTGGCCGACTACACCGTGGGCGCAGACAAGGGTGGCGCTGTTTCCATGTTCGACGACTTCGACATCGACTTCAACGCCCAGAAGTACCTGATCGAAACCCGCTGCTCTGGTGCTCTGACCACCCCGTTCAGCGCCATGGCTGTTGAGTGGGCTGCTTAAAGAGAAAGGATAGAACTATGCTGAACACCATCTACGAGACCGGTTATGACCTGCACGTGGCAAACTACATTGCCTACCTGCACACCGACAAGAAGCTGTACGAGGACGAGGCCCACAAGGTTCAGGCCAAGAAGGCTGACGTGGAGAAGGCCTTTAAGCTGGGCCGTCTGATCGTGATGGCTGCCGACAAGACCTGCCTGCCTGTGGCCCTGATGGCTGCCGGTGTGGTTGTGACCGACGGCACCACCGCCACCACCTGCACCATGGCTGCGGACGAGGCCTGATCTTTTCAGGTTTCAAGGTTAGCCACAACAAATCAAAATGGAGTGAGAAGAGATGAGATACTGCGGGAAGCTGGGATTTGCAGATGAGGTGGAGGAGACCGCCCCCAGCGTATTTACCGAGAAGATGACGGAACGCACCTATTACGGGGACGTGCTGGAGTTTGGACGGCAGATGCAGGTGGGGGACAAGGTGAACCCCGACATCACGGTTGGAAACCAGTTGAGCGTTCTGGCGGACCCGTTTGCAAACGACCATCTCTACGATCTCCGGTATGCGGTGTTTATGGGACAGAAATGGCAGGTGACCGGCGTGAAGGTACAATACCCGCGTCTGATCCTGACTTTGGGAGGGCTCTGGAATGGAAGCACGGCTGAAGGTTGACACGCTCCTGCGCGAAGTGCTGAAGGAGAATGGAAAGTCGATCCACCTCTATTATCAGCCGAAAGCGGGATTCCAGCTCCAGTATCCCTGCATCGTGTACAGCGAAACCAGGATCCGGAACAACCATGCAAACAACAGGGTCTACATCCAGCATCCGTTCTACACGGTGACCGTGATGGACAAAGACCCTGACAGCAAGATCAAAGCGGCCGTAAGTGTGTTGCCAAAATGCACCTACGACCGCTCTTTTGTTTCGGACGGATTATACCACACCGTTTTTACGATCTACATCTAAGGAGGAACTATATGTCCAGATTAATTTGGGACGCGGTCGGCGAAAAGTTTTACGAGATGGGCACCAAGCTGGGTGTCCTGTATCCCATGAACAACACCGGCACTTACGACAAGGGCGTGGCCTGGAATGGCCTGACCGCCGTGACCGAGAGCCCCTCCGGCGCTGAGGAGACCAAGCTCTACGCTGACGACATCAAGTATGCTTCTCTGCGCTCTGCCGAGGAGTACGGCTACACCATCGAAGCCTACACCTACCCCACCGAGTGGGAGCCCTGCGACGGTTCCGCACAGGTTGCAACGGGTGTTTCCATCGGCCAGCAGAAGCGCCAGGGCTTTGGTTTCAGCTGGGTGACCACCGTGGGCAACGACGTTGACGACGAGGTGGGCCAGAAGATCCACATTGCGTGGAACAGCACCGCTTCCCCCAGCGAGAAGAGCTATGCCACCATCAACGACAACCCCGATGCCATCACCTTCAGCTGGGAGTGCACCACCTCCCCCGTGAACGTGACCGGCCACCGCCCCACCAGCCACATGGAGATCGACTGCTCCAAGCTGAAGCCTGCCACCGTGAAGGCCATTCAGGACAAGCTCTGGGGCACCGAGACTGCCGAGGCGACCCTGCCTTCCCCCGACGAGCTGATCAAGCTGATCACCGACAGCGAGGGCCAGGTGTAAGAAGCCAAGCATCAATGAACACGATAAAGGAGAAGAAAAATGCTGAAAAAGACGATGACCACCGTGGACTTTGGCGGTACGGAGCGAACAGAAGATTATTACTTCAATCTGACCCGTGCCGAGATCATGGAGATGGAGCTGACCACCGAGGGCGGCCTTGTGCAGATGATCAACCGCATCACTGCCGCCCAGAGCCAGCTGGAGCTTGCCAAGCTGTTCAAGCAGATCATCTGCAAGAGCTACGGTGTGTTGAGCCCGGATGGCCGGAAGTTCATCAAGAACGATGCGGTGCTGGCGGACTTTATGTCCACCCAGGCCTACAGCGACCTGTACTACAAGCTGGCCTCCAACGGCGAGGCAGCGGCTGCATTCTTTGAGGGCATCCTGCCGGAGGACATGAAGGAGGAGACCAAGAAGGCCGCCCCTGTGAACGCACAGCCCGGCCTGAAGGTGCTGGAAGCCCCCGTGAAGGGCACTGAGGAGCAGTAACATGCCCCTCTTATCGCTCCGTCCGCCAAAGGGCGGCGCGTCGTGGAGCTCCCCAAAGAGGCGAGCTCTGTTTAGAAGAACATTCAAAATGGAGCGTGCTCTGAGAAGGGCACCTCAATGAACACATACCAGGGAGAGAAAGCAAATGATGACGCTTACGATACCGGGACAACAGCAGTGGAATGAAAAGACAGAGGAATTTGTCTACACACCTGCCGTGGTCCTGAAGCTGGAACATTCACTGCTCTCCCTGGCTCATTGGGAAAGCAACTGGAACATCCCGTTCCTGAGCAATCTGGACAAGCTGACCGTGGAGCAGTGGCTGGACTACATCCGCTGCATGACGGTGACCAAGGGGGTAGACCCCGAAGTGTACGCCAGACTGATCCGGGAACAGTACCGTTCCATTAACGAATATATGGAAGCTCCCATGACCGCAACATGGTTCAGCGGGGAGCCGAGACCCAACGAACGAAAGACCGCAGGAAAGCCCCGGCCAAAACGACCGCCCCGGAAAAGCGGGACCGAGACCACGGCTGAGGTGCTGTACTGCCAGATGTTCAGCTTTGGCATTCCGAAAGAGTGCGAGAAGTGGCACTTGAACCGATTGTTGACCCTGATCCGGGTATGCCAGGAGAGCCAGGCACCGGCGAAGAAGATGAGCAAGGGCGACCGAATGGCTCAACAGCGGATGCTGAACGAGCAGAGAAAGGCCCGGCTGAAGACGAGAGGGTAAGATGCCAAAAGTAATTGTCTTTCGCCAGAAGGGCGACTGGAAGAAGAGCCGGAAATTTTTGAAGCGATGCTCGAACCTGAGCCTGGATGAGCTGCTGGACCGATACGGACAGGAGGGTGTGGAGGCCCTTGCGAAGGCGACCCCGAAGGACACGGGAAAGACGGCGGCAAGCTGGAGCTACACGGTGACCAAGGGAAAAGAGAGCATCGCCATTACATGGAGAAACTCCAACATCGTGGATGGTGTGCCCATTGCGGTGATCCTGCAATACGGACACGGCACACGAAACGGAGGATACGTAGAGGGCGTGGATTATATCAACCCTGCGATGCGGCCCATTTTTGAGCGGATCGCAGCACGGGCATGGGGCGAGGTGAGGACAGAATGAGCCAGGAAGTAGACAGCCGCGTTGTTGAAATGCGGTTTGACAACGCAAATTTTGAGAAAAATACCAAACAGACCATCTCGACCATTGACCGGCTGATGGAGAAGCTCCAGTTCAAGGGAGCGGAAAAGGGCTTTGAGAAGCTGGACGCAGCCGCGGAGAACGTGGACTTTGCCACCATGCAGACGAGCCTTGACCGGCTGGAATCCAAGTTCTCGAGCCTGAACATCGTGGCCACCACGGCGCTGGTGAACATCACTAACAAATTTGTGGACGCGGGCGAGAAGCTGGTCAAGAGCCTGTCCATCGATCAGGTGGCCAGCGGCTGGGACAAGTACACCGAAAAGACCTCCAACGTTCAGACCATCATGAACGCCACGGGCAAGAGCATCGATCAGGTGAACGGCTACCTGAACAAGCTGATGTGGTACTCCGACGAGACCAGTTACAGCTTCAGCGAGATGACCAGTGCCCTTTCCCAGATGACGGCTGCGGGCGGCAACATTGACAAGATGATCCCCATGATCATGGGCATTGCCAACGCCACCGCAGACGCGGGTAAAACGGGCTTTGCGTTCCAGAGCACCATCCGGAACCTGACCCAGAGCTACAGCGCCGGACATTTGCAGCTTCAGGACTGGAAGAGCCTGAACCTGATGGGCACGGCCACCAAGGCCCTGAAGCAGGAACTCATTGACACAGCGGTGGAGCTGGGTGTCATCAAAGAAGGCGAAGTGACCATCGCCAGCTTTGAGTCGAGCCTGCAGAAGAAGTGGGCCAACACTGAGGTCATGGAAAAGACCTTCGCAAAGTATGCTTCCATGATGGAGGCGGCCTATGAGCTGACCCAGAAGAACCCGGGCATGACCAGCTCGGAGGCGCTGGAACAGCTGAAAGGGCAGTACGGAGAGCTGGCAGAACGCGCCGCTCTCGCCGCCCAGCAGGCCACCAGCTTCGCACAGGCCATCGACTCGACGAAAGACGCTGTCAGTTCAAAATGGATGGGCGTGTTCGAGACGATCTTTGGCAACAAGGAAGAGGCCACCGACACATGGACAGAGCTGGCGAACCGGCTGTACGACATCTTTGTGCCGCCCATCGAAGCGCTGAACGAACGGCTGAAAGACGGACTAAACAGCGGATGGAATAAACTGCTTGAAAATGAGCTGGGCGATCAGGCAGACGTGTACGCGTATACCATGGAGCAGGTGGCACTGGCTTCCGGCGCGATCACTGAAAAGCAGATCTCCGATGCAGGTAGTTTTGGCGAAGCCATCAAACAGGGAGGCATCAGTGCAGATCTTTTGAAAAAAGGCCTGGATGAAGCACAGGCAAGTGCAGAGAAGATGCTGACCCTGAGCGATGCCGAATTGAAGGCGCGAGGGCTTGAGCGGGAAGAAATTGAGAAACAGGCGAGCGCATTTGAAGAACTGAATCAAAAGGTTCAAAATGGAACGCTTGATCTGGAAGGATACTCGAAACAGATCAGGGAACTCTCGGGACGAGAGCATCTGATGCAGAGCCTGTGGAACCTGATGGATGCAGTGAGTGCCATAGTGAAGCCCATCCATGAGGCATTTCAAGATATTTTCCCGCCAAAGACAGGCGAGGAGATTAAGAGCTTTGCACAATGGCTAGACAGCATCACAAAGAAACTTATCATCAGTGATGATACGGCCAAGAAGATCAAGACCACCGCAGAGGGTGTGTTCTCTGCCCTGCGGGTCGGGAAAGATATTCTGGGAGGCATCATTTCTGGTGTGGCACGGGTTCTGAACCTGACAAAGCCTTTGGCTGATATTCTGTTGGATGCGGCATCGGCTGCCGGTGAATTTGCTTCGGAGATCACGAAAGGGCTTCACCCGCTGGATACCATTGGTACTTGGGTGACCAATTTTGTGGATGCAGCTGCCCCGGTGCTTTATTCTTTTGGATCTGTTGCGGACAAGATCTTTATGCAGTTTGCTCAGGGTGCGAAAGAAGCATTCAACGAATTTGACCCAGAGAAACTGAATCAGTTTATTCTGGGCGGCATGGGAGCCAGTATGTTGGTCTCCATCAAGGAGTTCTTTAAAAGCATCAAGTCCATCGGCTCCAGTGCAAAGGACGTGGTCGGCGGTATCAAAGACTGCATCGAATCTCTGGGCGAAGCAATCGATGCGTGGAAATCAGCCAAGAAGGCAGACACCATGATGACGATTGCAAAGGCTGTGGCATTGATGGCCGGTTCACTGGCCGTGCTCTCCATGGTGAAAGCAGACCGGCTTGGTGCTGCGATCGGTGCACTGACTGTTACGTTCGGTGAACTGCTGGGTGTGATGGCAGTGATGACCCAGCTGACGAAGAACGTGCAGAGCCTGAAGCTGAGTGTTCTCGCCGGTGGAATGGTGGCAGTTTCGGCAGCCGTTCTGGTCCTTTCGGGTGCGTTGAAAGTCATTTCGACCATTGACTCGGATAAGCTGCTAGGAAGTGTGGTAGCACTTGGTGGTGTTATGCTCGAGTTGGCCGCAGTTGCGGCAGTTCTCTCGAAGGATGGCGGGCGCTTTACGAAAGGCACTGCCGGGATGATGGCCTTTGCGGTGAGCATCCGAATCCTTGCTTCCAGTGTGAAAGCATTGAGTGGGCTTAATTCAAGTGCACTTACAAGAGGGCTTGTAGGTGTAGGGGCCCTTTGTGCTGGACTTGTTGTCGCTGCTAAAACCATGAACGGTGTAAAATTCGGCATTGGGAAGGGCACCGGCTTTGTACTGATGGCTGCATCCATGGAGATCCTTCAGGATGCAGTTGCGAAGTTCGGTGAGATGGATAACGAAGCAGTCGTTCGTGGCCTGACATCGATCGGTGGCGCATTGGTTATTTTTGTTGCTGCTATGAACCGCCTGAAAGGGGGGATTGGCAGTGCAATCAGCCTGACCATGATGGCTGCGGCAGTGAATCTTCTGGTTCCGGCATTCCAGGGGCTTGGAAATCTGAGCTGGGAAGCAATTGGTAAAGGACTGCTGACCATTGTGGGTGCTTTTGTGGTGCTGGGTGGCGCGGCAGTCATACTTTCGCCTGTAACGCCGGTCATTGTGGCATTAAGCCTCTCGCTAAGTGCACTGGCCCTGAGCCTTGGTGCACTGTTGGCATTGAGCTCTGCCGCAAACTTTGTACAGAATCTGGCATCCAGCCTAAGTTTGCTGAACGGTCTGAATTTCCAGGTATTTTTGAACGGCATCAAGGCACTGGCATGGACGCTGGTCGAATTTATCGCCGGTGTTTTCCAGGGTCTGGCCGAGGTGGCAAGCAGTCTGGTGACTTCAATCGCCAAAATCATCAAGGCTATCTGCGACGCGATCATTCTGGCGGCTCCCTCGATCGGACAGGCGCTGTATGTTTTGGGCACAACTGTGATCGATACGGTGGTGAGCCTGACAGAGTATATCTGGGAGAAAATCGAGCCAGCACTGAACGACCTCTGGACGAAATTCACGACCTGGGCAGGGAGCCACAACCCGCTCGACCCGAAAAACTGGGGCGGGCAGGATAAGGGCGTTTCGGCCCAGACATTCGTGCTGCCTTTTGCGGATATTCTGGATGAGCTGAAAAACGGCGATTCCATGATGGCGGGCATCTATCAGGCATTTGCAGGCATCGGTAAAAATGCAAGCGAGGGCATGAAAGAAGGCCAGCTTGACGGTAAGAAGGAAGCCGCAGATGCTTCAGAAGAAGTTGCGAACGCGGTCATTGAGACCAGCAAAACGACTTTCGATTCTCATTCTCCCTCCCGGGTGATGGCAGAACTTGGCCGGTATGTGACCGTGGGACTGGCGGAAGGCATTGCCGACCCGAGTGCACTGGCACAGGCCAAGGCGAACATGCTGAACGTGGCTTCTTCCATCCGAAGCGTATTTACGACATTCTGGGGCATCCATTCGCCCAGTGACGTTGCAGCCAGCGACGCGGAGAACATCCTTGAGGGTGCAATCCTGGGCATTGGTGACAAGCAAAAACAGGAAGAACTCCGGCAGGCAAGCTATTCTGGCGCGTTGGTGATGAAGGACGGCTTCCTCCAGGCTATCGACGAGACGACCCTTGCGATCCAGAAGAAGATGCCTGAGCTCTACAATGCGTTCAAGCTGAGCACCCTGCACCCTGGCAATCTAATTTATCAAAATGGATTGTCTACCGCGATGGATGAGTTCAGCGATGCAATGGATGATGCAATTGTCATCCCCGGCAAAACCGGCCTGAAGAAAGCGGGCAGCAGCCGGAACGCAACAAAATCCGAAATTGCAAATGCCAAGCAGGGAAACGCGGATGCCCAGAAGGCACTGAACGATCCGTATGGCATCCTCGGTAACTGGTGGCAGAAAGCACAGGACGCTGTGGCCGACGCAGTCACCCCGACCAGTTCCACGAAATCCAAAGCTTCCAAATCCGGCAAGACGCTGGCGGACACGCTGGCAAGTGCATTCTCCGACCAGCTGAAGGCCAACAAGACCGAGATGTCCAACGCCACCGGCGAATACGCGCTGTGGGAAGTGACGGGCGGCGACACGGCCACGGTGGAAGAGCTTATCACCAAAAAGACCGAGAGTCTGACAAGGGAAATCGAGCTCCAGACCAAACGGGTGAGCATTGCGAAAGAGCAGTACGACACCCTGCTGGCCAAGGTGGGTGCAAACAACAGCAAGACCAATGACGCTTACGGCACCATGCTGAGCGAACAGAAGACCCTTGCGGAGCTTCAGAGAAGCAAGCAGGACAGCATCCTGAAGGTCATTCAGGAGCGGTACGAGACCGATGCCAAGACCGCGGAGGACGAATACGAGCTTTGGAGCGCCCTGTACGAGGACAGCGCCGAGGTGACCGAGAAGTCCAATAAGAAGATCGACTACATCAACCGGAAGATCAAGAACCAGGCAGAGATCCTGCTGGCCACCGAGAAGGACTATATCGCCATCAAAAACGAGTTTGGTGAGGCAAGCCAGAAGACCCAGGCGGCCTACCAGCAGTATCTGGAGGCGCAGACCGAACAGCAGAAGCTCATCAACGAGCTGAATCAGGCCCAGCTGGATGCCTACGACAGCAAGGTCTCCTACCTGGAAAAGCAGGAGAAGCTGGTGACCAACCGGCAGAACATGCTGGCCAAGCTCTACGGAGACGGTGACCTTGCGGGCCGGGAGGATGCTTACAAGGCTGCGGTGGAACAATACGGAGCCGACAGCGTCCAGGCACGGAAAGCCGCCACCCAGGGCACCATGACCGCCATCATCGGCGTGGGCACGGCACTGGACAGCATGAGCTACAGCCTGAAGAAAGTGACGAACAAGCAGCTGAAGTACGACGAGGCTGTGAAGAAGTTTGGTAAGAACAGCGAGACCGCGCTGGATGCACTGGCAGACCTGCAAAGCGAACAGTACAACTTTGTGGGCTTTGCGGAAAATCTGGCGGATGCCTTTGAGCTGGACGACTCCGGCAAGCGGATGATGATGCAGCTGGGCTACTCCATCTCGAAGAACTGGAGGCCCATTCAGGAGGGCTTCAACAGTGTCTGGGCACAGGTGCAGAAGAGCGCCCCGGAAATGGCCTCGAAGCTCAGCAGAGTCTTTGGCGTGGCCACCAAGGACGGCGTGACCGAAGTGATCACCGACCTCTTTGGCACCATTACCGCCCTTGTAAGCGGTGACTGGGGCGGGGCAGTGACCGGCGGCATTACCACCGTGCTGGACTTTATGGGCAGCGAATTTGGCCAGACGATGATGAATCTGGGCAAGACCATGCTGACCTTCAACAAACTGGCCCAGGGCGGCGGTACCCTGAAGGTGATGGGACAGGTGGTCAAGGTGACCGGTGCGACCAAGAACCTTGGCAGCATTCTTGGCAATATGAGCGGCCTGCTGGGCTCTGCCACGGGCGGCACGGGACTGCTGGGAGAAGCACTGGGCGGCCTTGGCAGCATCGGCGAGATGATCACTGGCTCTGGCGGCTTACTGGGCGGTCTGGGAGAACTGGGCGGCACTCTGGTGAGCGTGCTGGGCTCCATTGGCCCCGAAGGCTGGCTCATTGGCGCGGCCATTGCGGGCGGCGGACTGCTGATCGCCAACTGGGACAAGATCGGTGATTTCTTCAGCGGGTTCTTTGACTGGCTGGGAAATGCCTTCTCGCACCTGTGGGATTGGATCAGCAACGGCTTCAAGGGCCTGGTGGACGTGGGCGGAAACCTGGTCTCCGGCCTATGGCAGGGCATTACCGGCGCGGCGGGTGCGGTGTGGAACGGCATCTGCGACTTCGGCAGCAGCATCGTGAATGGATTCTGCGACTTCTTTGGCATCCATTCCCCCAGCCGCGTGATGGCGGGCATCGGCGAATACCTGAGCCTGGGTTTAGCGCAGGGCATCACCGACGAGACCGACTCCGTAGTGCAGGGCGTACAGGACGTGAGCGACACGGCCCTTTCCACCATGATGGATCTGGCCCAGCGAGTGGGCGACATTGCCAGCGACGACTTCGAGTATGAACCAAGCATCCAGCCCGTAGTGGACATGAGCGACGTTCAAAATGGAGTGGACTGGCTGAACGACACCCTGTTCCAGAACGGCACGGTCGCCCTGAATGCAGAGCGCACCGCAGGCCTTGCCGCCAACGTGGTGCGCAAAGCCGAGGTGACCAAGGCCCAGCAGGAAGAGGCGAACAAGGCTGACCAGAAGGCAAACCCCAACGCCGACATCGTTTCGAGCGTGGAGGCACTGGGCGAGCACATCGACAGCATTGCCCGGGCCGTGGCCAACATGAAGGTCCAGATGAACGGCCGGAAACTGGTGGGCGAGATCATCAACGACGTGGACGAGGGGCTGGGGAAGATCAACCGGAGGAACAACCGATGATGGGACGGAGCGCAACTGACCCGGCGCTTTCCTCACAGATCCCCACATTTGCGGGGCTTATTTTTAAGGTATACGACAATGCAGGGGCTTCCCGGGAATACAGCACGAGAGACTTCAACCTGATCCCCCTGAACCCCCTGCATGTCAATGCCTTTGAGGAAAAATACGAGACGATGGATTTTCCTTCCTACCACGGCACGCCGGAAAAGGCTCCGCTGGGAAAGAGGGTGTTCCAGAACTCGACCGGGAGCTGGGACTTTTATTATGTGGCGGACGGCGTACCACATTCCAGCTGGGATGACTACGGACGGCACGCCATGGACGATGTGCGGGAGCGATGCGGCATCCCCGACAAGACCGAACAGAGCATTCAGCTTTATCCCGACTGGTCGAGCCGGGAAGGTGACTGGACAAGCACCTATTTCCGGCTGATGCGGATCATTCAGGGAAGAGAATGCGAGGTGCGGATGGAGCTGGGCGGAACCGTGCTCTCCACCGCGCAGACGAGAAGCTACAAAGGGCGCTGCTGGATCAGCAACGTCAAGAACGGCAACGACGGACGGGTGACGCTGACCATCTCCTATGACTTCCAGCCGCCTGCCGACATGCTGAGTTAAGGAGGAGCCATGTACCATTCCATCACCATTGGTGACAAGAACACCTGGGATGACTGGAAGATGATCCCGGTCTCCCGGCCTGTGGTGGCTCCCCCGGTGGAGAAAGTCCTTTCCGTGGACGTACCCGGACGAGACGGAACCACCTACCTTTCCAAGAGCCTGACGGGTTATCCGGTATTCAAGGCCCGGGAGGGAAGCTGGGAGTTTTATCTGGACACGGACGAGTGGCGGGGACAGAACCTTTCGACCCCTGTGGGAACCGGAGCGCTGGAGTATCTTTCCAGAGCGCTGGCGAAGAGCAACTCGATCCCGGCACAGACCAGGGTGCGGCTGGAGGATGACCCGGCGTTCTTTTATCTGGGGCGTGTCTGGGTGAACGGGGGCATCAAGCAGAAGAACGGACACAGCGTCGTGACCTTTGCTTACAGCCTTTACCCGTTCAAGTTCCTGTACGACAACATTCAGGAGGACTGGGTGTGGGATACCTTTGGGTTTGAGACCGATCTGGCCGTACCCTACTGCAAGGACATCCCCATCAAGGCACTCCAGACCAAGACCTTCCGGATGCCGCCCAGCGAAAAACCGAGCCTGCTGCAAGCAAAATGGACCGGTGGCGGTTTGGTGGGGGTTACACTGGCAAAGAGCCAGACCTACCCTTACGACAAAGCGAAGGAGCTGGGACTTCCGGCGGTGACAGTTTCGCCCGTTATGCCCCAGCTGGACGAGGGCATGGGAAAGGTGGACATCGGCCTGATCGACAACGATCTGCGATACGACGTGTACGAAGTATGGGTGAGCGGCCTGATGGGTGAGGGAACGATCAACCTGTATTACCAGCCAGCGTATCTATAAACCTCTCCGTCAGCTTTACGAAATTTCAAAATGGATGCAGAAAGGAGGGAGGAGCCATCGGATATCAAGTTTATGCGGGAACCATCTCAAAGAAGACGGAGACCTTTAACGGCACGAGTGCTCTGGGGTTCCAGTGGGACACCCGGGAGTGCATCTTTGATTCCCAGGGCGACACGATAGAGGGAAGCGTTTCCAACCGATTCCTCGAAGACCCGGTTCTGAACCTGGCCAAAAACGAGTTCGGCAGCTTTGAGGCTACCATTCCGTATCAGATCAACACGGCATTCGGCAGCTACAAGAACCCCGTGTACACCACCCTGAAGTACGAGAAAACGTGGCTGGTGGTGGAAGAGGACGGCAAACCGATCTGGCTGGGTTACGTGACCGAGACGGAAAAGCTGTTTGACCTGAGCTACAAGCTGTATGCCGAGGGCGTGCTGGGATATCTCCAGCGATTTGTACCGAAGGTGAACGGCGGAACCTACTACCTGACCACCGACAACCCGCTGGAGCAGTGGTCAAGTGTGCCCTCCAACAGCATCTTCTACCTTGCAACGCAGGCGTTGAAGGACTACTATCAGGGGCCTTACGGGACCTTTGGCATCGGGAAGGTGAACATCCAGCCCGGGCGCACCATCGACACCTCCAGCAAGGGAACCCTGTTCGAGAGCCAGTGGAGCCTGCTGAACACCTTTTTGCTGGAAGAATACGACGGATATCTGCGGACACGGATCGTGCGGGCAGACAACGGCACTGCGGTATGGCGGGTGTACATCGATTACCTCGTGGAAACGGATGCCACCACGACACAGACCATTGAATATGGCGTAAACCTGCTGGATTTCAGCTATGTGGAGCAGATGTCCAGCGACGTGGTGACCCGTGTGACCGCATACGGCACCCAGACGACCACCAGCGGATGGTGGATCTTCAAGACGACCACCGTGAGCGCGATCTCGGAGACGGTGCGGGACGAGGCGGCAGAAGCAAAGTACGGCATCATTGAGAAGTGTATCCAGGTCGATGGCAACACGAACAACGACAACCTGCGCAAAGAAGCACAGACCGAGCTGAAGGGGTACAAGCAGAACATCGAGCCTGTGATGACCCTGACCGCTTACGACCGGGTGGACAGCGGGGAAAGCAATGACCGACTGGGATTTCTGATCAAGACCCACATCATCTCCAGCCCCCACGAGATCGACAAGTGGCTGGTGTGCACCAAGCTGAAGCTGCCGCTGGATGCACCCAACGAGAAGCAGTTCACCTTTGGTCTGACCCCCGAGAAGCTGACCAAACAGCAGGTGCAGAAGCAGGCCATGGACAGCGTATGGACGATTGCACAGGCGATCATCAGTTTCCTGAACCAGCTGCTGGGCAACCTGAGCAGTTCGTAAGGGCTCAAAATGGAGGAGGTTGAGAATAGGAATGGATTTTGATGCGATCATTACGGGCATCCGGAAGGCGATCTATGGCCGGGAAGTCCGTGAATACATCGCCAGCTCGATGGAGTGGACCCGGGACTTTGTGAACCAGAGCATCGCCAACATCAAAGAGCTGCTCCGTCAGGCCGAAGCGGCACGGGATGCGGCAAAGGCAAGTCAGGATGCTGCCAAGGTGAGCGAAACCAACGCGAAGGCCAGCGAGAATGCAGCCAGGGCAAGTCAGAACGCTGCGGCATCCTCTGCTTCTGCGGCGGCAGGTTCGGCCAGTGCGGCAAAGACCAGCGAGACCAACGCCAAGGCCAGTGAGAACGCGGCCAAGACCAGCGAGACCAAGGCAAAGACCTCGGAGACAAACGCCAAGGCAAGCGAGAATGCGGCCAAGACCTCGGAGACCAACGCGAAGACCAGCGAGACCAATGCTAAGAGCAGCGAAACGAAAGCTGCCACCAGCGAGGCCAACGCCAAGACCAGCGAGACCAAGGCGAAAGCCAGTGCTGACAGCATGGGGACCAGCGTGGCCACCTGCACCGCCAAGGCCAAAGAAGCCGAAGCAAGCGCAGGGAAGGCCAAGACCAGCGAGGGGAATGCGAAGACCAGCGAAGGAAACGCCAAGGCCAGCGAGAACGAAGCCCGCCAACTGGTGGAAGCGGCCAAGAAGGTGGTGAACACCGACAAGACCCTGACCATTGACGGCGCACCCGCGGATGCAAAGACCGTGGGCGACAAGTTCAAGAGCATCAAGACGGACTGGAATTCCGTGACGGATAAACCGAGTACGTTTCCCTCTACGTGGGACAGCGTGAGCGGGAAGCCGAGTAATTATCCACCGAGTGCGCATAGCCATAGCGCGGCCAATATCACTTCCGGGATTCTAGGACTTGCAAGAGGAGGAACTGGGTGCTCGACGGCCCTGGATGCGTGCAAGACTTTGCTCTGGAGAGACTATCTATCTGGCGCGCCTAATTGGGATGCTCTCGATACAGGCATATGGCTGACAACTCCTGAGCACTGGGGAACGAACGGGCCAAGCGGGGTATATAAATACGGCATTGTTATGGTGTGGAACTATTCTGACAATGTAACGCAAGTATATATTGCTCATCGTACAGGGGTAATGGCGTTTCGTCAGAGATGGACTAATGGCAACAGCTTTTCAGGTTGGGCATATGTCAACACCAACACCATCACCTCCCAAACCAGTGACCCCGGTGCGGGAAGCAGCCTTGCAACCGGCTCTATCCTGCTGGTATACGCATAAGGAGGACGAAACATGGCAATTTATACCGGAATCGGCGGAAGTGCCAAGTCGGTCTCCAAAATCTACACCGGCGTGGATGGTGCTGCAAGGCCAGTACATAAGGGCTATATCGGCGTGGATGGCGTGGCCAAGAAGTTTTATGACGGCGGCAATCCCATCAGCTCCTTTGCGTTGGGGACGGAATTTGGCATTGCAGACCCGAGCGGCAATACCTGCTGGTATAAGCTGGTGCACAAGGGCGTTCCTGGCGGCGGATTATACGACAGCACGGCCAACGGCGCATGGCTCTGGAGGTCGAGCATTGCAGCGTCCACTTCCATCAGTGGCGGTTACATCTACGGTTACGAAGGATATGCTCTGGACAACTGGTGTGTCAACTACCCGGGCGGAAATATCACACCCAGTGTGGCAAACCGCCTGATGACCGTGCATCTGCCCTACGTGAAGGAGGCGGATTACAATTCGGCCAATGTTTCCTCCGGCTCGAACGGCCTTTCGAGAAAGTGCTTTCTGCTTTCCGCGGTCGAGATGGGTATTTACACCTGGCAGGGCATAGATGGCCTGATGGCGCAGGAGGGTGCAAAGCTGGACTACTTCGACTACACAACTGCTGCCACTGACAAGCGAAAAGCAGATAAAGGATACTGGACACGCTCCAAGCGAACCCACAACGCCAACTATATGTATACGTTTTATGCGGATGGAGGTTTCTCCAGTACAGGCCGCCACAGAGAGGAATCGTACGGTCTGCGCCCCTGCATCGTGCTGCCGCTGAACACGCTGGTAACAACGGTTACCTTTTTATGGGCCTCCAGTAACTATATTAACTGAGCACCCGGAAAGGAGAGTTCAAAATGGAAGAAACAGCGATCCGCCCCGGGTACACGATACCGACCGAGACCGACGGCACCCCGGCAGATTACAGCGCGATCGAGGCTGCGGTAAACGCACACAACCAAAATACACAGCCCGGGGAAGCTTACTGGGGCATCCGGCTATGCGGGGCGGAGTACGAGGTGTACGAATACGGGGAAGTGCCACAGCCGCCGACCGCCGAAGAGCTGGCTGCACAGGAAGCGGCAAAGCAGAAGGCAGCGGCAAAGCAGGAAGCCGTGGACACCCTGCCCGAAACACTGGCCGCCCTGCAAAGCGCCCAAACCGACACCGACAGCCTGGTGGTGGATCAGGAGTACCGATTGACCATGTTGGAGCTGGGGGTTACGCCGGAGGAATAAGAGTCGGGTCAGCCCATTTGTATCGTTTCGCTTATTGGCCCACTGAAAAGGAATGCTGATGAGCGATTTTTTACATTAAGATGGCTCATGCAGAACGTGAGCAGAAAGGAATCAAAATGGAACTCTACAACACCTGTGCACGCCTGATCGAACGCGGCAAGACCAACGGGATGCAGCGGAAGCTGGATATCTTCTTTGCCAACGACCGCCTGACCGAAGAGGAGTACGAAAAGCTGTGCACCCAGCTGGCCGAGAAACTGAAGGAGCAGGGGAATGCTTGATGTCATCGACGTTTCCCGCTGGCAGGGAACCATTGACTGGAAAAAAGTCAAGGCCAGCGGAAAAGTAGGTGGCGTGATGATTCGTGCAGTTTCCACCAAGAGCGGGCAGCTCTACGTCGATCCGTGCTTTGAAGCGAACTATGCCGGGGCCAAATCTGTGGGTTTGCCAGTTGGCGTATATACTTACACCGTTGCGGTAACGGAAGGCATGGCAAAGAAGGAGCTGAACCTGCTCAAGACATGCCTGGAAGGAAAGAGCTTTGAGCTGCCCATTGCTATGGACGTGGAGGACCCCCGTCTGAAAAGTCTGCCCGCAGCCGAGTTGACGAAACTTGTCAAAATGGAGCTCAGGGAGATCGAAAAGTGGGGACTGTACGCGACCCTGTATACCTACTCGAACTTTGCCGACTACAACCTGAACATGTGGCAGCTGAATGACTTTGACCTATGGCTGGCGGACTACCGGAACAAGCGGCCGACCCGCAAGCACGGTATGTGGCAGTACAGCTCCAAGGGCAAGGTGGCTGGTGTGAGCGGCGTGGTGGACATGAACCATGTCTACAAGGATTACCCGAGTATCATTACAAAAGCGGGTCTGACAAGCGTGAAGGGAGCGTGAACCCCACGGAAAGCTTTATCGTGACCCATTTCAACGAGGTGGTCTCCCTGATCATCGCGGCGGCACTGGGATGGGCGGGGAAGGCGTTCTACGCTACCATCCAGGAGCAGAAGGCACTGAAAAAAGCGGTGAAGGCTCTGCTCCACGACAGACTCTATCAGAGCTGCCGGTACTACATCCAGCAAGGGTACGTTGACTCGGAAGGGCTGGCCAACGTGGGGCTTGTATACGAGGCGTATCACGAACTGAAAGGCAACGGCACCGGCACGAACCTATACGAGCGGATGGAGGCACTGCCGCTGCGGGAAGATCACACAGCCTGAACAGGAGGACTTCAAAATGGAGAAATACACCAATGCAAGTGCTGCGACCTGGGCGAGAACCATCTGCCTGATCGTGGCGCTGCTGAACAGTCTGCTGGCTTCGTTCAACAAGAGCCCGCTGCCCATCGACAACGAGCAGCTCCAGCAACTGGTCAGCACCCTCATCACCGTTGTGGTGGCCATTATCAACTGGTGGAAGAACAACTCCTTCACCAAGGAGGCCATCGAGGCAGACGAACTGTTTGCACGGCTGAGGGCGGAAAACAACGCCAGGAAGTAA